TCCTGATGTTGTTGCAGTAATGTCTAAAGACTGATTTCTAAGTTTGTCTGAATTGTAAATGTAATCATATTGACTATTTCCACCATTTGTGAAATAGTGCTTAGTATTTCTAAACCAATTATCTTCTACAATATCGTAATCAGTTTGATTGGATGATGACTTGAAATTGAATGGAATTGGCAAGGAATTATAATCGTTTCCAATTACATATGGGAACAATGGTCTTCTGTAATTATTAAATGGACCAGAAGAATCGACAGTATCGGAGATAGTACAGAAGTATGCATATACACCATTTGGATAATCTGGTGTTACACAGAATCGACCATTATGTTCATCGAGATCACCGTCACCAGCGTAGATGTAGTCATCTACAAAGAATCCGTTGGGGAATGCATTGTATGAGGGTCTATTAACTGGGGTATTCTTAAGTTTGTAACTCGTAACCATTCTACGAATGTTACCAGTACCATCGATATTATCAAAACCATATGGACCATAGATTGGATTACCATCATATGCCCAACCTATGATAGGTGAGTGATAAACACTATCAATCTCTTCCCCACCAGTGCTTAACGTTAAGTCAAAAATACCATATTGAATGTTATCTTCCCCAAAACCATTTAATGAGTTTAGTGACTCTCTTAATGGTCTAGGTGCATAAACTGCTGCATACTGAAGAGACTTGTTTGCAATATTCTCTTCGATGATACAATCATCATCTTTAAAGTTAGAGAAGTTTCTTTCAAATAGATTGATATTCCATCCTCTAATATTTGCCTGAGTTCTTGCACCAGAACCAGCAGGTATTACATCAATTGTGGTCTTACCAGTTACATATCCTGCACCACCTTTTTGAACATAGACACTTTCTATTTCACCATTATTGATGATTGGTACTAAAATTGCAAAATTACCTGTCTCACTTATGATATTAAGATCAGGTGGTGCATTGTAACCAGAACCACCTGAGTTTACAATAACCTCAACAATCTTACCATTGTTGATAATTGGTGTAAGTTTTGCATTTGAACCAGACTCAAAGGTGATTTCAGGTTGTCTTCTAAAATCAACAATAGTTGATGCACCATAACCAACACCACCATTGGTCAAGTCAATACTTAAGATCTCTCCTCTAAAGACAGGTTGTAGTTTTGCTTCATAAAGAAGAATATTGCCGATGAATGGATCATCACTAATCAACCAGTTTGCATCAGCACTAACCAAAACATAGTATGGATTTGTGATCTCTGCTTCAGTATCAGTCCATGCAAGCACCGATACAGGAGTAATAATATTCTCCTCAATCGGCGATTCAATAACATAGAGTTCTTGGAAGTCCTCGACAAAGGTTTTATCGAACGATGCTGCAGCACCTTCTACTTCAACAGTGATTGGTGGATAGTTAAATGAACCTAAACCCTGTTTTGTGAAATTAATACAGATTCCTCTATCATAATAATAATCTCTTTCTACAGATCCAGTACCAACTTCTGTGAGTGAAAATGCATCATCATTAATCTTTTTAACAAAATAATCTTTATCTTCACTCAACCCCTCAACTCTTGGAGTTCCTCTTGTATATCTTACAACTTCTTTCGATTTATAACCGTGATTTAAAATTTCAACTCTATCTGATACTGTATTGATACCAGCTGTTGGAATAGTTCTCTTTTTGTTTTCGTAACCTATACCAGGATTAGTAATTACAACACTAGATACAACCTGTTTAAGTTCTGTTGCTACAAGGAATTGTACACCATCACCGTAACCCGTTAAATTGACAGTGTTGATACCAGCAAATACATCTCCTCTTGTGGTATGAAGTTTAATGGTTTTTTGACCACTTACAAATACAAAATACTCACCGCCAGTATTCAGTCCAACAATACCAGATGTATTTCTTGGTTCATAGATAACGCTTTCACCATCTAAGAATTTGTGATCGGTTTCAAATGTAATCTCATTTGTTGTAAGATTTACATCACTTGGGAAATTGGCAACGAAAGAATTTTCAAGTTTGACTGAAGTCATTCTTGGTTCTGCTTGTGCACCAGAACCATTACCACCCTTGATTGTAATCGTTGGTGGTGCATAATAACCCATACCAGGGTCAGTAACATCAAGTCTTACAAGTTGACCTTTTACGTTAGCAAAACCTGTTGCACCAGTTCCTACCTCATCAATAATCTTTACTACTGGTGGATTGATAATATCGTATCCAGCTCCACCACTTGTCATAGTGAAGTCAAGAATATCACCATAGTAAACACTATTTGATGATTTGTAGTTTAACAACTCAAGACCATTAACAAAAATACCCGTGTATCCTGAAGCTGTTTTCTCAGTTCTCTTTCTATTAGTAGGACTCAGAATCTTTCTGTAGATACCCTGTGGTTGAATCGTTTTACCATAAAAATCAAGATAACTCAAAGAAGCATTTACTACTGACCCATTCAATGTGATATATGATTCTCTTGTAAGGTCTGCCTTACTTCTTGCAAGTTTGATTTCACTTTCATTTACTCTGTAGACAAAGTAAGAGCCAGTGGTAACTCCGTCAAAACCATTACCTGCAGATTGGAAATATACTGAGTCACCTGTATAGAAACCGTGATCGGGTAATGATGTTGCGTTAGTTGGTAGTGGTAAAATGTCAGTGCCCAGTAATGATGCAGAGAAAGTTACTTTCTTATCGTAAGTATTTGTCTCAATGTCATTATATCTTGGCAATGAGTTAGATGCTATCATTACATCACCATTAAACTTTGCATACGTATTCTGTACGTTGGCAACAAAGTTCTTGATATACGAATGACTTGTAGATGAACCCTTGAGTAATTGATTTTCAAGATAGAATGTACCTGAAAGGTTGATCTGTTGTCCGAACCTTACGTTGATCTCATTCTCTGATACAATTCTAGTGACTGTTCCAAGGTTTGATACAGTACCATCTTCATTTTCATATCTTAATTCATATCCTTCTTGGAAGAAGTGATCATTATAAAGTTTAAAGTTATATACGAATGCATTAGCATCAATTACAGAACTTTCGGCAATTTTAAATTTTGTTTGGACGTTGAGGACATAATTATTTGATTTCTTACCAGGTGCCTCATATCCAAATGATTTGATCTCAATAGTATCATTCTTTTTGAAATAATACGTTGGATCGTTCTGTACAAAATCCTTTAGAGTAGATGTAAATCTTACCTTGATTTCTTGTGAGGTATCAATACCAACATAAGCATACGAGAAAGAATCTAACTTAACATCAGATTTCTTTTTCAATGAATTAGCAAGACCAGATACATTGAAGAACTGGTTTGTGGTCTTACCACTGTATGCAATGCCAATCTCATTACCATCAATATCATTGACAACTAATTTACCATATTCAGGAAAGTCAACAGTAGAATCAACATCAAGAATTGTTGAACCTGCACTTACAGATGTAAGAAGTTTTGTGAGAGGGTTTGGTTCAAACTCACCAAAAATAGAACCTGTTACGTCAGTATCTCTCTGGAATCCTGCATCAATACTAATCTGATAGAATTGATAATCATCATAGGGAATCTGTTGTACATTAGTTACAGATCCTCTTGCATTTGTTCTTTGTTGGAAGATTGTAAGGTTCTGAAGATCTAATGGATCGCCCTGAAGTTTCTCAACAACAAAGTCCTGAGTTACTCTGTAGTTTGCATTAGAAGGAGTCAGAAGGAACTGTGATGGTTTAAGAATCTCTACATCTTCACCATACAGTGCTCTAAACAAGATTTCAAAGGACTGATCAGTACCCTTTGAAGAATAAAAACTATCTGAGTTGTAGATAAAGTTTTTGGAGTTTAATCCACTATAAAAGTTGCGATCAGCAAAACCAGGAGTAAACTGTCCCTTAATCTTCTTAAAGAACTGTTTGAGGAATAGGACGTTGAGATTGACAACTTCTGTTCCAAATGAATGAGTATCTGCTTCAGTCTGAGAGAATGTTAATTCATCTGGTGCACCTGTTGTGACATAGGTGGTGATACCACTGAATCCTCTTCTACAGTTCTGAAACTCAGTGTCAGTCTTTGTTTCGTAAAATATAATCTCATTATCAATCTGAATGATACCGTTAGTCTCAGAGAAACCTTCTGTAGATACTACGGTAACAAATCTGTCATTATAATCTAAAATTTCAGCAAGAGTCGTTGATTCTACAATATCGTATAATTCTTCTACCTTTACATACTGGTCAATATTGTTGATAATATCAACAGGACCACTTTGGTATTCTTGTGATACGTAATACTGCTCTAAAAAATCCGATAGGAGAGGAAAGTCTTCTCTAACGTATCTGGGAAGTTGACTGGCTACAATTTCCTGAAATTTGACTCTATCTACTGCCATTTGTTTTTCTATTAGTAGGATGCTCTGCTAACGATTGCGGTACCGAGTGGTTGTGGAGGAGTTGTGGTCAGAAGTGCCTGTTCTTGTTCAGGTGTTTCTACAGTAGTAATCGGTGTTCCTCTTACTAATGCATTTGATCCATAACTCGAAGAAACAATGTAGTTTGTTCCTGATACATCATTTCCAGAGGAAATGTTGTCAGCAATAACATCGACTGTTGTATTATTTACATCCAATTGTAGATAGAGATCTTGGAGACCAATCACATCATTAGAGTATGGAGTTGCCGATACCTCTACCAATGGTGTATTTCTATTTACGATGGTAGAAATGATGTTAATTGGGTTGAGTTTGATTTCTCCCTTCTTGTAATCAATAGTACCTACGTTCTGTTTTACAATAATTGGTTCAGTAGGTGAATTAAGTTTGAAGAGGAACACCGTACCTTTCTCAAGGTCACCTGTGGGTTTATCACCAAGGTAAACCGTACCACTAATACCACTGACAGTGAAACCAGATGATTTGATATTGTAACCAACTAGGTTTCCATCGAAGACTGCACTATGACCATGATTCTTCACATGGAAACGATTACCGAAGCATAATTCGTACTCAGCAAACTTATTAGGAGAAGCAACCATATCTCTTCTCATATTCACATTTGTGATGTTAGAAGTTACAGACTGATGGCTACTATCAATAACCTTTTGGAACTTGGAATATTTGAAACGAGCACCAAACTGATTAAGTTCTGATGAATCAGCGTAAGCAGTCAAGTTCTGTAATACTACATTCTGAACGAATGATGCATTAGGTGCAAGGTTTGTATTGTAGTATGTCTCACAATCTGCTTCAACATACAGATACTTCAGGTCAATGATCTCTGCTCGAATACCAGCAACTGAGTAACTTTTGATTCTCTGTTGAAGGTTTTGTTTGATTCCACTTGATAAGAAGACACCATTATATGGTTTGACACTGATGAACACCTTACCAAACTGTGGTGGACTTAGATCCTCACCACCAAATGCTGATACTGATTCAGCTTCTGGGTAGATCTGTGGAATTAATGCTTCATAATCAGCAGCAGTGACTGCTCTGTTCTGTGATGCGTAAATCTGTGGTGCATACTTCTTAATCGATTCAACAGATTCAATTGATTTACCACCTGTTGATTGTAAGATCGTTTCAATAATCGATACACCAGAACTAATTCCTGCACCGTTATTATCCCTTAAGTTACCAATAAATTGGAAGTTTGTAATGTTGTTTCCACTAGCACCATTGCTTGTGATATAACTTGCTTCAATATAATTCTGATCTTCAAGTTTGACACCAAAGACACCATCACCAAATAGTAATTCATATCTTTCTTGTGAAATCTCTTGAAGGAAATAAGCTCTCGTTGACTTAGTTACATCAAATAGACTCGTAAACAATTCAAACTGTCTTGTTACAGTTGAACTCTGAGTGTCTCTTACAACGACATTCAAGAGATCGGTGTCAATACCTGAGTTAGGAAGAATAAACTTCTGAAGTTTATTACTACCATCTACTGTGAAGGTTTGTTTGATGTATGTTCCTTCGTATATAAAAATATTCCTAAATGATGCAGTACCAGTTGAATCTACTGGAACAGTAATATCATTTGGAATTGAGAATATAAAATTTCGACTCTTATTGACACCAGTTGATCTAGATGTCATGACTGCACCAGCCTTAAGTGTGACTGATACTGCGGTTGTATTACTTACGTCTACATCAAAAGATACTTGGGCGGTTGATGCTTTTCTTGATCTAGGTACATACCCAATATTCCTCGCGAGAGACACCACGTTCTCCCTCAACGTGGCGCTATCGATGAATACCTCATTAGATACCATATTGGCATTATATGAGGTGATATACGTATTATATGCTAACGTATCGATGATTGTACTTAGATTCGATCCTTCAAAGTCGTAATCAGTGAAGTTTGAGTTCGAACGAAGATAGTCCTTGATGGACTCTTTGATCTGATCAAAATCTAAGTTGCTAAAATTAACTAGAGGCATTTACCTAGTGGGTTGTAATGCAAATGATAATTGTTGTGCAGGAACATCTATACCTACGATGTCATAAAAGATACTGACATCAAATTCATTATTTTCGAAATTTGGTTTAACAGTGACTTTTCTTAAAGATACTCTTGGTTCAAATCTATTGATGGTATTTTCAATTTCAGATTGAATTGAACTCGCTGTTAAAATATCCAAATTTTCAAATAGTAAATCAGTGACATTGCATCCAACAGTAGGCTGAAAAGGTTTTTCACCTGGTAAAGTAAAAATCAAATTACGAATTGAACGTGTGATTGCATTTTCGTTTCTTAGAACAATCAAATCTGAGTTGATTGGATTGATCTTAAACGTTGCACTTACGTCTTTAAAACTTTTACTGACTCTTTGGACAGGCACTTAATTAATATACAACAATTCTCAGTTATTTATAGGGGTATCCCGACAAATCACTCAGTTAAAATTTGACTATTATCTTCATTCTCCCAGAAGTCTTTCCAGTCCGCCTCAGATGCTTCATAGAAACCATCTTGACGGACTTTCTTCTGATTCTTTGGTGTCTTCTGATCGTGATTGATCTCTCTTAAGAAATTCTTGTTGTCCATATAAGTCTTTTACTTATATATCCTTCACTTCGTACATATAATGATCAGAGGTTTCAATCTTCCTTTTGTTCTCTACACTATAGACTGTAGTATCAATCTCAAATCCAGGATTCTTTTCAATACGATTGAATGTCCACGCATTATCGTACCAAATGATTCGATTGTTAGGATAGGCGTAATAATTACCAGTCTCTACCTTGAACAG